GAGATGATTCCAGCTCCAGAGGGTACACATTCCTTGACTGGTGAGATGGAGGGAGTCTCAATTGTGGTTGATGCAGAGGGCATTATCACAGAGATCATTGACACAAGAGAAGAGGTCCAATCCGCAGCTGATCAAGGTGATGAGCAACCAGAGGACTTTGAGGCAATATCAGCTGAGCAATTGCCAGCCGTATTGGAACAAGTCACAGAGGTGATTGCTGAACAATTAGGTCTTGAGATGGACAGAGCTTATGATGTGGCCAGTGCTGTTGTAAACAAAATTAATGAAGCAACAGAGATGGATGCATCATCTGAATTCTCAGCAACAGATGTTGAGAACATAATCAATGCAAGACTTGAATCATTCTCTCAAGCTGTCGAAGGCTTAGCGGAAATGACAAAGGCCATTGCTGAAAGCAATACACAACTTGTGAATGAGTTGAGCTCTTTGAAAAGTGAATTCGAGACTTTCAAAGCACAACCATCAGTTGAAACAAGAGAGAATGAGAAATTCTCCAAAGTTGGTAACTTGACAACCAGACAAGCATTTCTATTAAAAAATAAATAAGTAAAACAATGTCACTAAAAAAAATGATTAAAGACAAGTTTGACTATGATGTGTCAGGCTTAGCGGCTTATGTAGATGAGCAAAGAGAGCAGTTAACTGTTCGTGCCGTAACAGAGGCAAAAACATTACAATACATCACAATCCAAGAAGGTATCAAAGGATCAGAGGAAATCAAGTTACTTGATGACTCAATTGTTTATCAAGCTGGTGATTGTTCAATGACTCCATCTGGAGATACAGTATTCACTGATCGTGCAATTGCTGTTGAGACTCTTGGATTCATGAAATCTTTCTGCAACAAGGATCTTGCTGGATTCTGGACACAGTTAGGTCTTCGTCCAGGTGCAATGGCAGAGGACAAAAACTTGCCATTTGAGCAACAAATTATTGACTATCTTTTGAAGTTACATTCAAGAGAATTGGATTCATTAATCTGGAAAGGTAACAAAGCAACAGGAACTGGCAACCTACAATGGATGAATGGATACCGTCAATTCTTAACAACTGGAAATGGTTGTGTTAACTTGAATTCATCATCAACAGCATCAATCTCAGCATCAAATGCTTATGATGTTTTTTATGAGTCTTTTGAGAACACACCAGCAAACATTGCTGAATCAGCTGATTTCGTATGTTTCACAGGTCGTGAGAATTTCAATTTCTTGATCAAAGATTTAGTTGATCAGAATTTCTTCCATTACTCTCCAGCTGCAATTGCAACTATGGATGAGGTAATTGTACCAGGAACAAACATGAGAGTTGTAAAAGTTAACGGATTGAATGGTCTTGATAATATTTACACAGGTCGTGCATCTGAGTTTGTATTCGGTACTGACTTGAGATCTGACTTTGACAACTTTGAGTTGTGGTATTCTCAAGATGATGATGTTCTTTATTTACGATCTAAATTCAGAGCTGGTGTTCAAGTACCATTCTTGAATCAAATCGGAGTTTGGAACGGAACAGGATCACCTAACTAAAAATAAACAAGGGAGGGGGCAACTCCTCCCTATTGTATAACATTTAATACTTAGAACAGTGAGCTGTAATATGACAACAGGGTACAATGACAGAACATGTACCAATGGAAAAGGAGGAATCAAGAGTGTCATTCTCTTTCCTCTTGGCAATGTAAGTGCATCAACCATCACAAACAATGAGGTAACATCATTGACAGTGACTGGTGAGGTGTTTCAATACAAACTAAAAAGCAACTTGTCAAGCTACACAGCACCAATCCAAGTAAACAAAGACAACGGCACATTGTGGTATACACAAACTCTGACAATGATCTTGGCATCAGACACCAAGGAATTGAGATCAGAGATTCATTTGTTGGCACAAAATGAGGTTGTTTGTATTGTTGAGAAAGCATCAGGAGAATATGTTGCTCTTGGCTTTGGAGAAGGATTGCAGATTGCTGATGGATCAGCATATGGATCAGGAACAGTTAAATCTGATCGCAATGGACATGACCTTGTATTGACAGGAATGGAAAATGATGAGGTGCCAGATGTTGATGCAACTGTTGTTGCAACATTATTGACACAACAATCACCATCAATTTAGTAAGTGAGTTAATAAATAGGTTGAAAGGGAGGGAGTAATCTCTCCCTTTTTTTTAATAACTTAGTTATATGGAAATAAAAGCAAATTTAATTGGCACAAAGGCATGGAGCCCAGTGTTCAAAAAATGGATGATCATTGAGAGAGGCAAGGAGGATTTGTATCTTGCTTGTGGAATTATTGATATCTTTGAAAAGAGAAAACCTAAATTGATAAAAGATGCTAAGGATTCAAAGGAATTCAACATCAACAATGATAGTGACAGTAACGGAGTTGACAACAGTGACTCCAGTTTACTATCTGTTTGAGTTTGAACATCAACAGTCATTTGAGAAAGTATATTGCATTCTGCCAAACATCTCAACAAATATTGAGAGATTTGATGAATTCACCATTGAGGATGGTGTGGATGTGACCTTTCCTTATGATGGATACTATATTTACAGAGTTTATCAGCAAACATCATCCAGCAACCTGGATCCTGATTTGTCTGATGGACTTGTTGAGGAGGGCCGAGCTCATGTGTATGAGATTGACTCTCCATCAAATGAGTACAATGAAAACATAACATTCAACATATATGAGTGATTCAGTTAAAATGACAAGCCTCACATTTAAAAAGGACTATATCAAGCCTGATGAGGAGAAAGATAGGATGCTTGGATTCATAAAATGGGGTAGAAAAAATGACTATCCTTATTTTTTGATTGACCTGTACAATGGATCTGCATGGCATCAAGGTATTATCAAGAACAAAACATACTACATTGCTGGAGGAGGCCTTGAGGTTGTCTCTGGTAATATGCAACCATTCATTGAGAATAAGTATGCAGAGTTTGATATGAATGAGATTTCAGAGATGCTGGCTCATGATTATGAAATGTTTGGAGGATTCTGTGCAATAGGTACTTGGAACAGAGACGGCTCAAGAGTGGCCGTGTGGGAACATGTGGACCTGGACTCAATCAGAGTTGATGAGAGTGAGAGAATGTACTATATCAGTGATGATTGGACAGCAATGCAACAAAGTGCTGAGAAAACGAATCTGAGAGCCATTCCAGCCCTTGATATGACCAATAAGAATGGCAAGTTCATAATATACTACAAAGATCCTGTAAAGAAAACAAAGAAAGAGAAGGGAGTTTATCCCAAGCCTCCATATTATGGTGGCATCACAGCCATCCAAACTGATGTTGATATCTCAAGATTCCACATGCATGAGATTGCAAACTCCTTCAAAGGAGGCACAATGATCTCATTTACTGATGGCTATCCAGAGACACAGGAGGAGGCTGAGAATATCAAGGCTCAAGTGAAAGGCCGAAGTCAATCTGTTGAGGATGCTGGAGAGATTGTCATCACATTCAGTGACAGCAAGGACAAGGCTCCAATTGTACAGAGCTTGAATGGCAATGATCTTGACAAGAGATATGAGACAACTGAGAACAGTGTGCAACAGAATATCTTGGTTGCCCATTCAGTTGTTGCTCCATCATTGTTTGGTGTTGCTCCAGCTGGCTCATTCAATGCAGCTGAGACTGGAGATCTTTATGAGATATTTAAAAAGACTTATGTTGAGTCAAGGCAAAAGAGACTTGAGTGGATGATCAACTACATGGCAGAGCTTTCTGGCTTTGTTGGTAAGGTCAAGCTCAAGGATGTGGCTCCAATTGGAGCAGAGCAACCTGTTGTTGAGGCACCATCAACAGCTGGAGATATACCATCAAATGAGACACAAGTGGATGTTGCTAAATCAGCTCTGAATGGAGCACAGATTGCATCATTGATTGATGTAGTTGCCAAGATAAAAGAAGGATTGTTAACATCAGAGAGTGCATTGAGCATTGTGCTTGCATCATTCCCAACAATTGATGAGGCACAAGCCAGGAGAATTGTGGGATTGCAACCATCAGGAGCACAACAGATGTCATCATGCAACCAACAACATTCATTCTCAGATGATGAGATTGGATACTTTGCTCAATATGGTACACCATCCCATGAGTTCAAAGTGCTTGCATCATATCCAATTGCTTGGGATACTCCATCGGAGGAGGTATTCTCAAAGCAAGAGCAGATTTTTGCGACCATTGGAGAGATAAAAGTTGGCTTAAAAGATATTGACAAGAATGTACTTTCCTTGATTAAGAATGGAGAGGATGGAGTTGCAATATCAAAGGCATTGAACACAACTATTGAGGAGGTTGCAAAGAGTATGAAGAGATTAACTGATTGGGAGCTTATCAGCAAGATGGAGATCACAGAAACAGGCAATACATTGATTGAAGAGATTGAGGTGCCAGCTGAAAGATTTGAAGTTGTATATACATATAGAGAGATTCCAGGCATTCCTCCAGTGATGACTCAATCAAGAGCTTTCTGTCAACGTTTGATTGGCTTGAATAGAAAGTACACAAGAGAGGAAATCAACAC